CAAAAAAAGATTTTAAAGAAACGACTGATCTCCCAGCATTAGTTAGACTTTGGATGCGATTTTGGGGATATGGGGGTCTGACTACCCCGTGGGGTGTCATTTATTATATAGACGAATATTCTTTTAACAATGCATCTCTTAAGCGTCATGAGAGATGTCATATGAGACAAATACAGAGGGATGGTATATTCAAATACATGGTAATGTATAATTACCACTGGATTACTAAGGGATATGATAAAAATCCATATGAGACAGAATGTAAGAGATCGGTGTATGAAATCAACGAAAAAGATATGACCCCATACGACATAGCAAAAGAAGAAGAAGCATGGGAATTCTTAGAAAAACACACAAATGAAAGGACAACAAATGGCTGATATACAAACATTTAATACAAGTCATATATATAGTATAAACGATGATACACTTAGATCTATCGTACAACTTTTATGGTTATGGAAAGCTAAAGATGGGATTAAAATTGTACAAAGAGCCATAAACGGACTGGGAGGTAACATAACGATTGATGGATGGTTTGGTGCAGAATCAGTGCAAGCTATAAACTCCCTCAACCCTAATGGACTGGAATCTCGTCTGTCTAAAGAAATAAATTATCTAAAGGAGAACAGAGACCCTTATTATATTACTATAGCCAAACAAGAAATCGGTGTAAAAGAAACCAAGGGGAAAAAACATAACAAAAGAGTAGTTCAGTATCACTCTACTACTTATGGTAAATACAAAAATGATGAAGTACCATGGTGTGGCAGTTTCATAAATTGGGTGATGTTGCAATCCGGTGTAACAAAAACGGTGGCTTATCCCGAGAGAGCTAAAGCATGGATTGACTTCGGATTTGGGTTACATCAACCCACACACGGGGCTATAGCTATAAAAAATCGATCGGGAGGTGGGCACGTTTGTTTCGTCGTGGGTAAAAGTGAAAATGGTAAGTATCTTTATTGTTTAGGCGGAAATCAAGGGGACGCTGTCACAGTAAAAAAATATAAAAAAAGTATCTTCACGAATTTTCGTCTACCCTTCGGACAAGAATATATAGCTCTTGACACGTACACTGGACATCACGCCTCCTCTACATCTGAAGCTTAAAATACCCGTCGAAATGGGTATTTTAATATATAATTAAAAACTGGTAATTTCTTATCTATAAAGTAGTACGAAATTAAATCGAAAAGGAATTACAGATGAACAAATTAACTCAAGTAGGCGAAATCGACGGAACCACAGTGACAATCACAAGCAATCCAGCAGGTACTCACTTTTATTCAAATGGTAAGAGAGTTTCTAGAGAGATAGCCCTTAAAGCAATTGATACAGTGGCAACTAAAATAGCCCCTAAGAAAAAACCAGCTAAACCAGCCCCGGAAGCTAAACCAGCCCCAAGAAAACAAAATGTTGCTTCATTTAAAAGAATTGATGTTTCAGTCAACGATTTGGTAAGTGGTGCTCAGGTCTACGCCAAAGTTAAAGCAGAAAAAAAGATTGATGCTAAATTGGCACTTTTAAAAACTATTGATGAAAAAGTAGCCACATTCCTCTTATTTTGGAATAAAAATGCAACAGCGGTAGGCTTTAGCGGTAAAAGATTTGCTAAAAAACTAGACGCAATCCATCAAGTGAACGAAGAATGTCACTGTGAATCAAAAGACACCGTCAATCTTAGAGCTTTAAATGATGTGTTACTCAACATTGTTGAAGGTGGTACTAGATTTGAACTAAGTACAGAAGAATTTGAAGAGATCGCAAAAACTCTCCCGGTGGCTATACTAGCCCACAGCGACATTTTGATTACTTTAGGTGACGTTATCTCAGGTAAAACTAAATTGGGCTTGCCTTCAAATAAACTATAACAGGAAGCACAAAGAAGCCATTTAGATATTAAATGGCTGTGTTTATGTTACTAGACACTCTCCCGTACAAGAAAAAATCAAGAGGATATCACGACGATGTTAAAAAAAGGCATAAAACTTTACGATCATCAGGGTGGGGCTATCAAACATAGTTCTCATTCTAAAAGAAGTCTGATAGCTCTCCCTACAGGCTGTTTAGGTGGGGATACAGAAATAAGGATTAATCTTAACGGTAGGGGTAAAAAAATCACTATTAAGGATATGTACTACAGATATAATCGCATAGACACCCTTAACGGGGGTAGATACAACTGGAAAGAAAATTCATCTGTGAAAGTCAGGTCGTACTTAGGTGACAAAATTGGTCTTAACAATGTAGAAGACGTGGTGTATTCGGGGCAAAAATATACTATCAAGTTGCATTTCGGGGGTGGTACTTTTTTAGTGTGCACCCCGGAACACAAAATTATGACAGACACGGGATGGGTAGAAGCCAAAGATATGCTACACAAAAAGGCTATGATTGATGTTAACATCAAAGCTTCTTCAAAGAATAACAAAAAAGTAAAATATTCAGATACTTTTATACGGACTGTTTATCATCCATACGCTAAAGAAATAAATTCTACAAGAGATGGCAAAACATGTAGAATTGAAAAACACAGAGCCATATACGAAGCAAAAATAAATTTGTTATCTTTAGAAGAGTACAGGTGTCGTATGACCACTACTGCAGATGTTAGCGATCTTATGTTTATAGACCCCAAAATTTACGACATCCACCATATAGATTTTGACCATTATAATAATGATCCTCAAAATTTAACACATCTTACAAAAAAACAACATAGACTAATACACACCTCACAGTATACTTCAAATTTCAATCAGGGAGCCATATCCTACGACGAATGTATTAACGTAGAAGATAATGGTGTTGTGGATACATATGACATATCGTGTGAGACCCCCCACCACAACTTTACTGCTAACGGTATAGTGGTTCATAATAGTGGTAAGACTTTATTGGCTATGATATACTTCTTAAAGTTAAAAGAAATGGGTGTGGTAAACAGATGTATCTTTGTCTGTGAAAAAACCACAGCTAGTCAGGTGCAAGACACCAAAGATGAATTTTTTGACATAGATGTTAGGATAACTAATGTAGTTAATATGTCCGCTAAAAAGAGGCACAAGGCATATAAAGAAGACACCGATTTTATAGTAATAAACTATCAGAAGCTCAGAAACGACATACATCATCTTATGGACATATATCATTATAACGATGTCCATCTCATTTTAGATGAAGCCACAGCAGTAAAAAATCCGAAAGCCCAAGTTACTAAAGTAGCTCAACGTATGTCAGAGTCGTCTACTAGATTGTTGGCTATGACGGCTACCCCAATCATGAAAGAGTTATTGGATATGTATTATATACTTAGTATTACTGGAATATTTTTATATAACTTAGGGCGATTCTATGGTAACTTCTGTACTTTTGAAGACATATATGTCAAACCTCGTCGTGTTAGGGGTAAAATGGTAAATAAGCAGAAAACTTTAGTCGGATATAGGAACATTGACGAATTTTATGAATTGTTTAAAGATAAATTATACACCAAGAAAAAATCTGAGATTATGGATATGCCACCATTTGTGCCAATACCTCTCAAGGTTACAAAAGATCTTAATTTTGGTAAAGCTTTTACTGTATTATTGGAAAAGTATCCCGACGGCGTCCCCTCGTCTTTGATAAACATAGCTAATACAGCACCAGCAGTTACTATACAAGAAAAACTCCCTACCCCCACGAAGATCGCGGAATTGGTTAAGTTTATTAAAGAATCTGCAGACGAAAAAGTCATGGTATATACTCAATTCAGAACAGTAGCAATCTACTTCGAGACAATACTCAATAAGCGGGAAGGTATAGGGGCAGTGTCTATCCACGGTGGAAATTCCAAATACTCTGCCGAGATCAAGAAGCAATTCCTAACTGACGATAAGATTAAAGTATTGGTCGGGACAGATTCTATTGCTAAAGGATTTGACGGCGTCCACAAGGTAGCGGATACTATAGCATTTCTGACTATACCGGAGACAGTAGGTCAATTTATACAGATTGTTGGTCGTATAAGCAGGATAGGAACCACATTCAACTATTTAAATGTGGTGGTACCTATGGTAGAAAACAGCATAGACGAAGTCAAATGGGCAAACATTCAGGCATCACTGTATCTTCTCACCAAGACAAACCCCGACCAAGTAGAAGAAGGGTTATTAGACCCTAAAGCAAAAGATCTTTTTGAAGGGGCAGATAGCGATACATGGGTTAAGACAAAATTATCTAACATGTATAAAACCACAATACTTAAATAAGGAATTACAATGGCAAAAATAACAGTTTACGACAGCAAAGCCGGCGGGGGTAAGACCACGTCTTTGATTGAAGAATTAAAATCACTTAAAGGTAAAACACTCTTCCTCACTTTTAACAAGAGTTTACAACAAGAATTCGAATATCTACAACAAGATTATGATGTGACAGTGTCCACTTTCCATAGTTTGGCGTACAGATGGACTATGCAAGCTCATGGAGATTTCCAATCATGGGGGGAATACCAAAATTTTTTGATTAAAAGATGGGTTGGGGTAGACACTCAAGAAGCTTCTATTCTAATGATATTGGTTAATCATTTCTGTTATTCTACTATGAACGTACAAGGGTTTATAGACGACATCAGAGATCGTCATGAGTATTATGAATTGATGGCGTTAACACCTGAAATTATTCAAAATTTCAAGAAATTGATTGCATATATCTTAGACAGAAAAGACTTTACACATGATTTTTATTTAAAATTATATCAATTGAAGGGATCTTTGCCCGATGGATATGACAATTTGATCGTAGATGAGTATCAAGATTTTTCTCAAGCTATGCGTGATGTTATCGAAAAAAGCATACACAAATTTGACCGTGTGATAGGCGCAGAAGACCCTGATCAGCGTATTTATGAATGGCGTGGTGCCTCCCCTCAGCTAAAGACATTCGATGCTCCGTACAACACTAAAAATTTACACAACACGTGGAGATGTCCACAAGAAATTATAGACGTGGTAAACCCATACCTCAAGTTCGTTTCGGACACAACCATGGGTACCAATGTTAAACATTCAGGTAAAGTAATCCAAATACCCGATGATCTAGAAATGAGATACATGGAATTCCCGGAAGAGGATTTGACTTGCATCAGTAGGACAAATCCTATTTTATACGTAATGTCTGAGAGATTTATTGAAGACGGATGGAATGTAAAAATCAATTGTGGTACCAACATAACCGGCGTAGAGCAACATTTCAGATGGTTAAATGATGAGCCTTCAGGCAATAAATTTTTGGAGAAATTCAGAGGTAATGCTAAAGAATTGGCTCAAGTGTACGAGAGATCACTCCAAAAAGGTAAACTTTCCCAATTAGCATGTGCCGGTGCAATAGAGTCCATAGATAATATTAAACGTGGATTGATGGTGTTTGACCCCGAGGCACCTACAGTAATAATGACCAATGCATTTATATCTAAAGGATTGGAGTATGACAATGTGGCGATTTTGCCTACGTTTGAGACCCCGTTCACCACAGACAACAATTATTTCTCAGACTCAGATCTCAGATATTTGTACGTGGCTATAACTAGAGCAAAAAAGAAACTATACATTCATGAAAAATACTGTGTAGATGAAGTACATGAGAATGGTAAGACATACGTACATTCTGAAGATAATGATGATTTTATATCTAAATTTATTAGATTACAGACAGCAGTAAAAGAAAACAGAGCGTCCAAAAACCGTGATGTAGATGAAAATGAATTTGATTATATGGGTTTAAATGCGGAGGAGATGGGTACAATCAAAGAAAGTATAAGTGGATTTGGGGTAAATGTAAAGAGTGTTACCCATATATCCAAAAACGACCCGGGTTTAACAGCGGCAATCTCACTAGACAAAGCCAATGAGAAAAAAGGTTTATATAGTGTCGAAACCAATAACACCAATCGATATATAGAAAGTAAAATGACTGGCATTCATCAAGCAGATCTAAAAACCCTAGAAGAGGCGGATATACTCTTACCGACTGAAGAGATAATGCATAAACTTATGATGATGTAAAGGATATTTTAATGGAAGATGAATGTAAATTATGCGACGACACGGGGGTAAACCCCAACAGAATTTTATGAAGCAAGATATTTATTTCGGTGGTGGTGTTGTCCCCATCGAAACCAATACGTCTAAGTATCGCAACGATCCGGTGGAGGGGTATATGGCTAAGAGATTGCCGATAGTTCCTCTTGTCAAGATGTACATACTCAAACGATTTTTAAGGAATCCTAACTACACGTATTTTTATGGGACAGGTAAAGATGTATTTGATGTGTTTATGTCAGATGATATGGCAGAGCAAAAGCGTATAGTGGAATGTGATTTATTTGTAGTATGTATTGGTAACGATTTTAAAAACAATTACATTCAAGAATTGTTGCCGTTTATTTTAGGGGAAAGAGCTACCAAGGGTAAACAAACCTTCGTATTGTGGGTAAACAAAAGTATAACCGAAACCGTTAACAGAACTCATTATATAAAAGAGAAATATGGTGAAGCTCTATTTAAAATCATCAGTACACAAGTGGTGGTAGCTGAAAAAAAGGTACGATTTGACTCTGACAAAATGATCAAAGTAAACAACCCTAAAAAGGCAAATGATGAATCAAGATAAGATAGTAGACCGGCTTTTATCAGAGAGTGAAGAACTTACTATACAAGTAATAAACAAAATAAACCAAGCCAAATCATTAGTATTTCCCGACCCAAAATATGCGGATTTGTTTGATGTGATTAAAGAGTATGTATACAAGTATAATGTATATCCCACCATAGATTTTATGGAGTCATATTTTACTATGGATAATTCAGATTCCGACGCCAAAGTAGCCTTCGCTGAAGTGACACAAGAGGATTATGACACCAAAGAACCGTTAGACTCTCTGATAGATTATCAGATCAAATACTCTCTGAAGCATGGCATTTCCAACATGGTGGACGATTTCAAGTCACATTTAAAAGTCACTTCGATAGGTGAAGTTCTAGATAGGGTGGGGGAGCTTAATAAAGAGATCTCCCTCATGATATCCATAGCGGATAGCTCAAATAAAGACATCATATCACTGAAGTCCAAGGAAGCCTATATAGAAGAGAAAGAACGATTAGAAGCTGAAGAGGACGATTATTATATGTCCGAGTTCCTTATTCAACCGTTTGATGATGGTATCGGGGGCGTGAAAAAAGACGATCATTTTCTAGGCATATTGGCATCAGCCAAGCAATTTAAGTCTACGTTACTTAGATATATGGTGTATAAACAGTTATTGCAAGGTAAGAATGTATTATTCATATCGTTAGAAATGTCAATTAGAAGTATCAAAGAGCATTTTTATGTAATCCATTCTCAAAATCGGGAAAGATGGGGTTACACTTCCCCATCCCTTACAACCAACAAGATACGCCGAAAGAATCTGACTGAAGAAGAGAAGGAATTCTATCTTCAAGTGGTCAGGGATTTTAATTCTAATAAACAGTTGGGCGATCTTACATTGTTAACCCCTAGGAAAAAATACAGTTTCCAAGATATGGTAGGTGACGCTATCGAGCAAGTACATACTATGAAAGTGGATGATAATACATTAGATTTGTTGGTTGTAGATTATTTGTCACTGGTGGCTCCGAAGCAACAAGGTAGGGTTGACGTATCGGACATTAATGATATGATTAAACAAACACGATTATTTGGACTAGAAATAGGCGTACCTATATGGACACCAATTCAGACTAACAGAATGGGCTTTAAAAAGAGTTCCTCTGAAAAGGAAGATGAAGTGGGGTACGACCTTACAGATATTGGTATGTACAGTGAATTTGAAAAAAGTCTCACTGACATTGTCTACATCGCACAAAACCCCGAAATGAAATCATTAAATAGCGTGAAGATTGGTTCTGTATTACACAGAGAGTGTCCCGGCTTTACACCTTTTTATGCACAAGTAAATCCTCAGACGGGTTGGTTCCATCTTAATGAAGGTGTACAAATGAATTCCGAAGAAGAAGTGTTACAAGTAATTCAGCAATTGGAGATATAGATGGAACATGAAGACACAGTTAAAAAAGAACTATTGGAGATCTTAAATTCTAATATGATATATTATGAAGTAAAAGGTAACGAGGGTCAACATATCAGAGTGTTTGAAGAGGATAGATCAGTTTATTGGAACATATATTTCCCTTCATTGAAATTCCATAAAGATGGTCAGGCGTCAACACAGCGTGGAGTTAAGAATTTTTTAAAAAATTTCAACCTTGCTATGGTGGATAAAAATCAAGTGGCTATACAAATCGTAGATCACACTGTCATTTCAGCAGATAAGATCTCTGATCACCAAATAAAGATCAGGACTAAAGACGATTTCAAATCATTGAGAATTGTTATCCCTTTCAATATAGACTTTTCTATAACGCCTATGGACTCGGATAACAAGTACAATATCAGACAACTGGGCGACGGTTGGGAAGTGTCCATGAGAGGGTCTTTTGTGGTCTCTTCTTCATTCAAACTATACATATCCGACACCGGGTCTAGAAACTGGGACATAAGCAAAGAAATGCAAGAAGAGGGACAAATAGACGACGAGGTAGAATTATGAGATTGAGATACAAAAAACTTAGAGCTATTGCTTTTCCGCCGGAGAAATCTAGAATACTGGACGCTGGCATGGATTTTAAATGCATAAAACCCCTAAAATGGGTCAAGACTGGGGTAGGTTATACTGCCACCGCTTATACTGGCATAGCTATGGAAATACCTATGGGGTATTATTTGGCTACTGCCCCGCGATCGTCGGTACTGTTTAAACAAAAAATATCCGTTTATCATTCTGTTTTAGACACTGGATATTTGGGTGAACTTACATTCTTCTTGCATTATATAGGGCAAGGGACGCCACCGGAAATAGACATTGGACATAAAATAGCCCAATGTGTTCTAATACAAACCCCTGTGATTAGCACAGAATTTGAGGAAGTGGACGATCTACCTATCTATGGTGATAGGGGGGTTAAAGGTTTCGGTTCCTCAAATTAAATGATAGGGGTAAAACAGAATTTGGAAGTAGTGGGGCGTAACCGGGGGTAACATTCTCTAAAAAGAATGGATTGTTGATGTCAGAATGCTGTAATTTTTAAGTAAACTTGTGATATAATATAGTAAAGACGAGGAATGATTAAAAGTTTTGTCTTTATTATCTATATAATACCAGATGCGTTTTACAAATTGCGCTTTACATAAACAATTAAAGGAATTTCCATATGACCTCCACAGAGTTTAACAAATCACTTCAAATATTAAGTTCAGGGATCTACGACATCATACATACACTAGGTCTGACAGAAGAACTTACGTCCAACAATCAAAAAAACAAACATTTCTTCGCTCCTAATCTTAATAAATTGGTACGTAAGGAACTTGCATGGCAAGGCACAGATTACGACGCCAAATATGACACGGTTACTGAAGCATTTGTTAATCTCATGGTATCTAAAAATCCTTTCACCAACTTCGTTAAAAAAGGTCAACCCGGACATAGATCGGGAGTTGAGCCATGGTTAAACCTCATCTTCCAACGTGAATTATCTAGACTTTCCCAATCACAATACAAAAAACGAATGCAAGAGATCAAAGAAAACAACATCTTTACAATTGATGATGAGACAGCTTCAGACGCTTTCGATAGATTGGTAAGCAAATACGACGATGCATTGGAAAAACAATTTACCACTGAAGAGGAACTGGCATTCGATCAATTGTTAAGTCATATTAAGAAAGAGATCGATAAAAAAGCAAATCCGGATGTGTATCATCTAATCTTAGATATGTTATTTATAGGCATGAGTAAAACGGAAATAGCTAAAATACTGAATGTTTCTCCGGCTAGACTTAGCAAGCGGATGAAAGATCTCAAACAAATGATTGAAAAGACTGCAGACGGGTATTCTAAAAAAGGCGATGATACACTATCCGATATGTACAGCAAATTTGTCGAGGGTAGTACAATAGGAAACAGAACAGTGGAACCCCTAGATAGATTATTGGCTCAACTCAGTGAAACTGGAATAAACTTACAAGGAATAAAACTATGATACATATAGCCGAAACAGTAAAAAATCTACGTACCAATAAAGATTTAGATAACATGAAACACAATCAAGTGATCCCGTATTCGTATGAGGGTGAAAAGTGGGCGTTTAAAAAGACTAGAGATGGGTTTGTTGTATATGAAGAAGATAAAGATTTACCACACGTATATGAAGATGCAGGAGCGGTAATGGTAGATTTTATCGATTTAGGTATGTATTGGGATATCAGTTAATGTTACATCTTCAGGCATATGGCGGGTCAGACGCTGGTAAACTGGAATTACACAAAACTCCTCTTCCGGACGCAATTAAATACGCAACAGAATTATTTATCTCTGAGGGAAAAGATTTAGATAAAGAATTGCCTCAATTTGCTGATAATTACATTCGTGTACAAAATTTATCGCAGAGGGGTCATACTAAGCGTAAAGATATGCCCGTCATAGACACCAAAGATATAAAGAGATTTCAAAAAAGAATCAAAAACGGGTTTATTGACATTGTAGACCCGCACCCTCATGATGAGTTACATTTGGAAATAGACCCGTTCCCGGTACGTTTATCAGGGAATCAAGCCAAAAAATGGCTACAAGATGGGCTTAAACGAAACGACGGTGACGCCCATGATGATAAAGTGAATGTAAAACTAGAAACCATACCCGTGGGACTTCTCAGACCCATCCAACAACAGATATATTTTGACAAATCTATAGCCAATATAGCTAAAGATGGGTCAAAGGGGTCTAGAAAGTTCTTGGGTGGCGATTCCGTGTTTATAGCCAGCGCTGATCATAAAATTATAGATGGGCATCATAGATTTCTGACTGGAATGTTAATTGACCCGTCCATCAAGGTTAAAGTGTTGGTAATAGACTTACCAATATCTAAATTGTTGCCGCTAGCGGTCGCTTATGGCGATTCTATAGGTAATGAGAGAAACAAATAAAAGGAAACAAAAATGGCAGTAAAACTATTTCAAAGTGCAAAAGATCACGGTCAACATAAGGCTTCTTCTGATGAGTTTAATTATCAGATGTTAGGTAGACTTCAACAGGATAACGAATTTTTTTTAAACGCTGGTAATGGTGTTGAAAAACATTTATGGGCGGGGAATGTAAAAGACCAAATTAAAGAGATGAAAAAGATTTGGAAATCTTTAAAAGAGAAACCTGAATGGCTTAGTATGGAAGATATTGAAGCTTATGAAAAAGACATGTTAGCGTTAATTTAAAATACTTCTACTGTGAATAAATAAGTTAATCAAAAATACTCCTACCCTGTATACTTTTACGGGGCTTCCCCAAGGGTACCAGTTATCCAGTTACCCCAAGGGATCTACCCACCCATTTACCCACAGATACAACCAAGTTGGTCAGGTGAGATGCATCCCACGCATCTAATTCGTAAGTTCGAGTCTTACTCTGTGGACAAATAATTAAAAATTAAGAAGGACGGATATATGACGAATTTAGAGATTACATTGTTAGTAATAGTCGGGATCGAGACAGGCTTATTGGGATTGGTTGTCTATTTTTTAAAAGACTTTAAAGTGTGGAGATGAGGGAGAAATTATGCCGATCATAGGTAGACGTAAGAGAATCATATACACCGAGGAACTGGAGAGATTGAAAAATGATAAAAATTGACGTAGAAACTAAAACGATCATTGTGGTGGGGAACCACCACAATCAGTCCATATATAAATTTTGTAAGACATGGCTGTACAATAATTCTTTATATGGCGATTTTTTAAATGGAACTCAGGATGTACATAATTTGGTTCTATCCAAGCCATGGACTATACATCGTAAAAATAATTAAAAATTTGTAATCCCTTATTTATAAAATAGCAAGAAATTATAAGGAATTAAAATGAACAAATTAATTAAAGCACAAGTCACGGAAACAAACGGCTTTTTCAATGCAGGTGAGATCATAACTGTCGTATTCTACAGAGTGGACGATTATGGGAAATCAATCTACAAATCAGTTGGTGAATCTGCTACACAAGCCGACGGTGGTTGGGTTATTTCGGAACGTTATCTCAATTTTATTGAAACTACCCTTGAAGATGCTGTCCAAAGTGATATAGACGACCAAGAAGTTTACGAAGGTGAACAACTAGCAAAAAAAGCAGATGGGAGAGTTTACTAATGTTAATATCAGAATATCTTAGAAAGAAAAATGACCTAATGAAAGAAGCTATCGGTGAAGACATAGATTTAATCCCGGAAAGTCAAATCGAAGAATGTAAACAAGTGCCATTAAACGCCGGTTCCGATGTTGGTTGTTGTCCTTATTGCCATGTCCATTATGACAGTCTTTATGATTGTCCCAGTTGCCCTATGGCGAAAGCTGGTAATTGTTGTATAGCCTATTCAAGAATACAACCCTCGTATAGAATGGTGAAGCAAGTTATACGTAATAAATGTGATTATCAAGGTATAAATGAAGTCCCCGGAATGGGAACATTAGTAGAACAATACAACAAAGAATTATTGGACATGAATGATTATGGAAACATGGGTCTGATAAATAATTAAAATTTTTGGATTGTTTGTCTATAAAATAGTAAGAAATTATAAGGAAATGACATGACAACTCAAAAAGATTTTATTGAAAACAACCGCAGATTTAAAGATCGTCTAACGATTATCTCGTTCTCTATTGACACTAGAGAGAGAGTAAACACCCATGATGGTCTTACTTTGGTAAAAGCAACTGAAGAACTTATCAAAAGAAGTACTTATCAGAGAACGATCAACATTGTATATTTTGACGTACCTACAGAACTTGATAATCCAAGTACACTGGACGAGGCAAATGATACAATTGAGCAATACGAATTAAACAGATACATATAAAGGACGATCATGAAAACAAAAGCAATATCCATAGCCAATATTAAAAAACACTATTCCGAGCAAAACCCGGAAGGTCACTTCTTCGATAAACTTACCATGAAAGCATTCGATTCTGAAATCCATGGTGGGGCAAAAACATGGGACGGACACGTAATTTTCATCACATCGGAACAAATATCTTCTTTCAGCGGTGAAAAAGGGGATAGGACATATTCTGTCCGAACTATGATCGCCGGTCGGACAGGCATAAGATCAATATGGACATACGCCAAATCGCTGGATGAGGCTAAAGATGCTTTGAAAGAGTATCTCGAAAAGGCTACGAAATGACACACATTTCAGCAAAACCAACATCATTGGAAGAATTTGAGAAAATAGCAAAAACTAAAGATCACTACAAGATCATCAAATTTATAATGACACATTTGGCATTCTACCATACTTGTAAGGTGTTCAAAGCCAAATATGGTGCCAATGTTAATTGCAAATATGGTGAAAGTTATTATGCCGAAGCATCAGACAGCACCACCTATTTTGAGCCTTTAAAACAGGGCATTGAAGACATGGAGTATTTTGAACACCCTAGTTTCATACACCTATTTGACAAAAAAACCGGTGAAGTTAAAAAAGAAATAATTATCAATGATCTGCTGGAACAACTAGCGGGTACTCATAAAATACTTAAATACTAGGACACTTAAATGGAAGAACGAAATCTTATGATCGAGGTCATCAACGATGAATTAGGTCATGGATTCTCAGGAGTGGGTGACGTTACGGTCTCCTCCCCTTTTAGACGTGACAGTAATCCTTCACTAAGGGTATATGCCCCAAAAGGCGAGGAAGGCGATCTCGGAAGTTGTTATGATTGGGGTGCCGGAGAGAGTTATACACCAGTCGGATTTATCATGGAACTAATGTCTTTATCGTTCCGTGATGCATTAGATTATATTAGGGTAAATTATAATATAGAGTTGTCCGATCACAAACATCAAGGTAAGGACAACGGTTTATCTGATAAACTAATAATAATCAGGCGTTTATCATCTCCCTCCCCCGGCGAGGTAGAAAAAGCCATAAGTGGTTTTATGTCCAAGGAAGATCCATCTTTTATCAATAAATTAATGGCGGACATCGAAAGCGTAAACATATAAACGAAGAAATCATATGCACACTATAAAGGTGCAGATAATTTAGGAGAAATTAATGACGATAATTAAAGATAAAATGATGGAGATCGATAGTACCGGTATGACTACCGAGGAATTTGGTAACATAGTGAATATGGATACTCCAACTAGACGAAAGTTTGTTGGTACTCCAATCGGAGAGTTCAACACCAAGGTAGCTATAGCGGTAAATATCAGTGGTAAAAGATGGTATTCTGAGTTATCCACAGAGTTACAAGTTTCTATGGCTATTGTTTTAGTTATTTTAGAAAGAAGTTCGAACTATAACGACAGCGCATTAAAAGACGATTCAAGTTTGGAAGATGCAATTGCATTGATCGATCGTTGTACTTTCTCAAAGATGGATATCATTATAAACTCAATTATTCAAGGTAACTAAACGATGCAACCATTTGTACATAAGTTCACGAAAAAAAGATTTCCTGAATACGAGAATTTGATAAAAATAGCACAAGCCAAGTTTGACCAAACCAACGAAAATATACCGCCTAGTTCTATGTTCACTAAAAAAGAATTGATAGAAAGCAAACCTGAATTTGGGTGGATGTCGAAAGTACGGATGAGGATAGTAGTAAAAACGGGAACTATTCTGCCTGATTATGTTCCCGTAGATGATATAATCGAAGTTGATTCTTTAGATACTCTCATGGACATCATTGAGAAAGAAGCTCAAACTAGCCCATATGCTAAAAAGAAAATAGTTGCATTAGATTTAGAAACCACCGGGCTATCACCTAACTGGAGATTATATAATAGCGAATACGAGATAGATGTAAAAATAGTTGGTATCCCACTAGCTACTTCCTCTACAGAGGGGTATTACATTCCAATTATGCACACTGAAGAAGATGAAGTCCCAAATTTCCCCTATGAGGACGCCATAGAGTTCCTGACTAAACTGGTAAACAAATATCACATAATTTATCACAATGCACAGTATGACATGAATGTTCTGATGAACAATGGTGTTATAGTGGATGACACCAATTTTGCGGACACTATGTTATTGAACAAAATTATGAACAATTGGGAATATTTTGAACAATGGGTAAGGAATGGTCTTAAAAAATTAAGTGAATACGTCTTAAAAAGAAAAATGCTGGAGATCGCAGAAATACTGGGTGTGCAGAAAAATGGTATCATACTGTTTAATCGTCTTCCCGCTGTAAACGCGTATATTTACGCTTGTGTTGTAGGAAGTACCCAAATAAAAATAAGATACGACGGAGATAAAAAAGTGGAGCACATAAACATCAAAGATGCTCAGTCTTATTTAGACAGCTATCCCGATTTACAAGTGCATTCTCCCGATGGTTATGTAGATTTGGTTACGTTATTCGATAACGGTAGACAACGCACTGTAACTGTTAATTTTGAAAAGGGCAAGTCTTTAGTGTGTACGGCTGATCATTTGATAGAGACCACCAACCGGGGATGGATAGAAGCGGGAAATCTTAAAAGTGGTGACGACGTGGTGACGGAATCGGATTAAGTTTCTTTTAAGCCAAAGTATGGTATAATTTTCCTAAAGGATAATTATGAGTACACCGCCAGTTTTGTTTACACAATTTTTAAAAAAAGCTAACAAAGTACACAACAACAAGTATGGTTATTCCAAAATGGAATATGTCAACAGAGAGACCAAAATTGCAATCATTTGTCCTGATCACGGTGAATTCCAACAAAAACCAAGAAATCATTTGTTGGGGTACGAGGGGTGCGACAAATGCAAAAGTGTAAACATATCAAATTATGGTAAGAAACGAGTGTCAAAGTGTCGAGGTGATGTTAAATTTAAAAATCAATTTTCTAAATGGGGCATAGAGTGGGACAAAATCCATTTAGTCACGAAAATAACATTTCACAATAACACCAAATACGACGTCCCTAATTTCGTAGCCATGATAAATTACACTGACACTGGCTCAGGTGGGAGCAGGTCATGCGTATGTACGTGCCCGAATTGTGACGAAAAGTTTATGAAACGTTTGGACGTCAAAAAAACTAAATGCCCCAAATGTTCCCCCACTCGAATTTCGTTGGATTTCATAAATTCACACATGAAAATTCACATGGCACGATTCCCCGGCATAAAATATTCCATTTGTAGGTTCAACGGGCATCGTACCAACATAAAGTTTACAAACGGAGGGGAAGTATGGTTTAAAGATTTCCATAATATCAAACGTGGTAGAGGTATTTTTAAAAATAAAAAATCTTACCAAGAAGATTTGGTATACAACATGATCAAGTCTGAGTTTGACCCGGTGATAAGACAACACAGAATAAAAACTCAAGAAAGAGGGTATCAGTTTATTGATTTTTATCTCCCTGATCATAACATGGCGATAGAATACGACGGTGAGCAACATTATAAACCTTCGTTTAACAATAAAGATATGTTACTCTTCCAAGATACATTAGACAGAGACAAAAGAAAAAATATATACTGTAAGAGAAAAAACATCGAACTATTGAGAATCAGAGCAAAAGATGTCTATTCTACCAATCACGAAAACATGCGCGTTAGAGTGATGACAATTATTAAGGAATTTATAAATGAAAGTAGTGTCAGTATCCCCGTCTGAAGAGCATAACGTTTATGACATTGAAGTCAACCACCCCAACCACAGATTTTATGCCAACGGCGTATCCGTCCACAATTGCAGTGACGCTTGCAATACTTTTGGTCTATATGATGTTTTTGTAATAGAGGACAGGTATAAAAGAAACCCTTATAAACATCAAGCTTTGGCTACCAATATACTACATAAAACTGTGTACACTTCTAATTCTTCTTTAACATACGGTTTACCGATTGATTTTGATCGTTTATCCACATCAGTAGAGACAGTTATAATAAGAATACAAAGTATACAAAAAAGACTGGACACCTACACGACCAAATATAACTTTGAACCTATAGGTATATCTTCCCCTATGGTAGGTAATTTAATAGTTAAAATGTTGAAATCGGAATGGAAAGGTGAAGACCCCGAATTTTTTGATTTTATAAGCGAATATTTAAAACTTTCTAGAAAACTGACTCAATTAAAACATAGAGTAAAAGAGGAATTTAGTACCAAAGATGAAATCGTGTCACACTTATCCGGTAACATAGATAGTATAGAATATTTATCTGACACGACTAAAGCCGATGTGAAAAATGTTATTGATCTAGTGTCTATATTCCGTACGTTAAACATGCATAGAGCGCTATATATTGGCATATTACACAGTTGTTTTATAGACGATCGTAATACAGTGCTTACCCCGATAAACCTAAACATATCAGGTACGGACACACATAGGTACTCCAGTTCTAAGGGTAAAGGTAGATCTGAGTATATAAGTTTCCATCAGTTAAAAACTAAAGTCAGCACAAAAATAGAAATTGGGAATGGATTGACCCCGGGTCTAAACTCTCAGGGTCTACCGACACCCGGTATAGATATCAAACCTATGAAAAAATTAACCAAAATACCGTCCCACATACAGTCTCAACTGGACACCATAAGATATGAAGCAGAAATAACGGTATATACTGATTTGGCAGGGTTACAAGCTAAGAAAAAATAAACGCTGGGTGGTGCTTTCGATGTATTTATCAAAAAGCATATAAACCCTAAACACATAGGAGATGCGGAATTTTACTCAGCATACTCAAAAAAATCATCGGTCAAAGACCGCAAAAATCAGGAGCAAACATATGAGTGGAGCGAATACAGAACAAGGTGCCTTAGGCACCTTTACCCCAAGACCGCAAAACGTAGAGAAATTTACCGCAGAAAAAGGTAAAAAATATCGTATCGGATTCCCCCTAGGGACAGACAACGGACAAGTTAGAGTTGATAAAGTATTTTATTGGAACAAATTTGAGCAACATGAAGGCGGGCTTAAAATCAAAGCTTTGCTTACGGACGATGTAGACTTCAACGCAAAAGTAACAAAAGTGCTAGGTGAACCGGTGTACAGATATGTCACTATAGTAGCCCAATATAGTACCGAAGCGACTGGTGCATTGGTAAAACCGTTATCGTACAAATTGGTGCCGTTCGTATTTTCAGATTCTGTTTATGCAGATCTTATCAGTATAAATGACGAATTCCCAATTAACAAACACGATTTAGTGTTGAACATCAAAGATGGTACAGACCCAAAATTCCAAAATTTAACTATTCTTCCGACATCGAAAGAAGCTATTTGGTTGAATGTAAAACTTGTTGAAAAAATGAGAACTGACTCTAACGCCAGCGCAGATGATATGGTTGAAGCTGTGGCTAGCAAATGGGGCAAAGACAAACTTATCGAAAAATTAGGTCTTACTCCTAGTACAGCTTCTACATCTACTGCCGACGACACGACTGATGAAGATGTCGTAGTAATTGACGACATAGATATAGACGAAATTGTATAGAGCGTTACTGAGAGGTGTAATCCCTCTCAGTAATCTTTAAGGAATATATATGAACAAAAAATATCAAAAAAGAGTTTACAAAAGTCCACCACCGGCGCCCCCCATATCCAATCGAACCAAACCGATAATATCCATCCAATCGAGTTATAAATTTATAAAAACCCACATGGGGGAATTATACGCTATAGACACAATCAAAGGTGTAACTGGTATTGAGGTAAAAACAGAGGGTGTCATTAAAAAACATATTACGGCTAATTTTTCTATGTTATTTAAGGACAGTTCAGAAACATTATATGAATTCGAATCCGAATCATCAGCTATAAAAGCAAAAGAGTTTATACAAAATCAATTATTAGGAGATAATTAACATGTTTACATTTATAAACGACCTAAAAACGGAAGACAAAAAAACATTAGGGTCAGCCTTAATCAGTATAGAAAAAGTAGTGTCGATCGACACAGTCAGTTTTTCCATTGACGAGAAAAACCCGGGGCAAGACTCTTATTCTTCAAACGGTGGTGGTGCGGGGACTACTTATAATGTATCCGGCGATCTAAACCCGTTTGAACGAGAAATATTCACAGTGTTGGCTTCTACCCAACAATCATTGGATACGACAAAGCATTATCTGATCAGCGGATTTATTACTAAAGTTCAATACGCCGAAAGAAAGCAAAACACTATCAGTACAGCGGATTTACTCTTAACTAACATGATCAAATTACATAAAAAGTAAATATCATGGCATTGATGAGCATACAAAAATTCCGTAACGATCATAAATTGGATATGAAAACTAACGTAGATTATTTAGTTACTAATTTAGACCAAATCGATACGATGTACAAAACAATCCGTGAAAAAGTAACAGATCTTTCATTGTCAGATAATGCCCCGTATAAAGTGGCTCAAAAGATTGTGGAAGAAGAGCTATTACAGATGGACAGTCTATTGTTGACACATAAAGCCATGTACAAGATCAACGACGCTCTGAACACGATCAGCATGAAGTTTCTGCCTGATTTAACAGAGATATATAGTGATAGTAAGTCAATTATGGGATCGATCAAATTAGAACTAATGAATGACCCAATGTTTACCAAACTTACTACTTCCAATGCGGAGAGAAACCGAGAATCAGATTTTATTTTAATGGATATGATAAAGACATTTGGTAAGATAGAGGTAAAATATAAGTTGTCTAAAGACATGATATCACATCTAAACAGTATGGGGTCATACTGCAATAGATTAGATTCTATGATTAGACTTAAGCAAAATATTATAGGGACGACAGAATTTGAGTCTATGGTGGCTCAAGGTCAAAACATAATTAAAGATGCATCGATATGATTTTTAAAGAATAATTATGCCCACCAATAGTAAACAAAAAGGTAGCACATTCGAACGTAAAATTGCTAAACGATTATCCGAACAATTCGCCAGTTTTATAGGCGCAGATCAAGGGTTTATTAGAAACCGGGGTAGTGGGTCTTATTTTGGTGGTAAGAATTTCCACAGAGCTAAAGGTGTGGTGGACGAACATTTGGACGTAGGTGATATAATTACGCCCATGTCGTTTAGATGGAATTTAGAATTAAAACATTATGCCACTCCCATAACTTTTAAAGCTGTAATGGCTAACAGATCCGCACAATGGGATAAATGGATAGCCCAAGCTACACAGGACACTGTCACATCTAAAAAAGAAGATTTTATACTCGTAATAAAATACAATTTGGTACCTGAAATAGTAATATTAGGGCTATCATTCAATAACAATTTGTTATTTAACAACATAGGTCTAGTTGATTATAAAGGGCATATAGTCACCACTTTGGACGTATTTTTGTCTAAAGACAGTATGTGTTATTTCAACAATACAATAAAAGGAAATCAAAAATGACAACACCTCAAGACATAGCAAAACTTATGGAATGCACATCAGACAAAATGGTAAAAACATTAATAGCGAAGGGGACGGATTACTCAGGAAATGCGGATACATTTGTTAATTTTAAATTATCATCGTCTATCGCGGGGGTACCCACAGAAAAAACTATTTTGGTGCGTATGTCGGATAAAATTTCTAGATTGGGGGGTCTTTTAGATAGACCACCTATGGTTGCAGATGAGGGAATAGAGGATACATTAGATGATCTTATAGGCTACTGTATTCTTATGAAAGGTTATTTGATCGAAAAAGCATCTGTTGAAAAAGCGGAACGAATAGCTAAAAAAAGTCATATGATGATGGACAATTTAGATCCCTCTGTTGTTATAGGAGTGGGTGATTTTATACCACTAGATGAAGAAATTGCTGAATGTAATTCGAAATACGCCAACGATCCGCACGTAGAAACCGGGGCTGATTAAAATGATAGATGATATAGACGACATAAACACAAACCCGGAAGCATTAGAAGACTTTTGCTCCGGTGAAGAAATTCACTGGGAAGATTTAGTGGGTTTAGGCGAACATGAAAAAATACAGCGAGACAGAGAAGGATTATCAGATTGTCCGACTCCCAATTCACAAAATTAAACAAGGAATTACGATGGGAAATATATTTGGGGATTTTGCCAAGGACGTACAAAAATCGTTCAAAAAGAAGAATGAAGAGATTATCTTCGACACACACAGAGCCAAAGAGCCAATCCCAACTGGGAGTATAGTTCTAGACAAAGCGTTCAATATGGGTCTAGCATATAAAAGGAGACTTACTGAAATAAGCTCATTTGAAAGTGGTGGTAAATCTACTATCGCATATCTCACTATGGTAGAGTCACTGAAAAAATACCCTGATGAGGCAGTAATATTACTGGATTTCGAACAGAGTTTCGATAGCATATACGCCATAGCTTTGGGTTTAGACCCGGATGACGATCGAGTGATGATTTATCAACCTAGAACATTGGAAGAGGGTGATGAGATCTTGCAAAAAGCGTTTGATAAACAAAAAGGCGGTAAAGATGCTATACTTAAACACAAAGTATCTTTAGTAGTAATAGATTCGGTAGCTGCGGCTAGACCCGCTCAGATGTTTGACGCTTCAGTGGATGGTACGGGTCAAAAATCACAACATGCCAACGCTTGGACTATTTGGGTGCCTAAATTACAAAGATGGTGTGCAGAAAGTAATTTTGCCGTGTTCTTACTAAACCAATTTAGAGCCAAACCCCAAATGGGTAATATGGACAAGTTTAAGATGAGCAGTACCGGTATGGGTAACGCTACCAGTTCTATGGACGCTGATATTACTACAACAGGTGGTAACGCTTTACGCTTTTATCTTTCAGCTAGATATGTTACTAAATTTTCTACAGTTCTTAAGGAGCAGACGGAAGATCCGATTAGCGGTGAGGTGGTAGATCATAGAACAGCTAATATGTATAAGTTGACCAATATCAAAAACAAAATCAACCCGCCATATGCTAACGCCAAATTCGTGATCAGATTTGGAGAGGGTATAGACGATTTCCCTATTGTGATGGATGCCCTGAAGCAAAGAGGCATAGTAACCAATCGGGGTAGTTTTATGATATATAAAACTGTTGCCGGTGAAGAAATAAAAATCTTAGGTAAAACAGCGTTTAATGCTACTATGCAAAAAGAACACTGGGAAGACATGAAAACCCAATTCAACAAATCTTCCGAAGATGATGAAGCGGCAATTCCCTCAGATTTTGATGAGTTGGAAATAGAAACAGAACATGAATTGTAAACCCGGAAGTTTTTTCGGTGTTTTTTTAAGATATACTTTAAGAGAGGACGTATATGTTCCACATATCATCGAGTAGAGATTTATCATCACATGAAGCAAAAAAATTATATGATGTGATTTATAATTCTGTGTTAAACACAAATTTCTATATTGCCTCTTCAGATGTTCCAATTCGATTTCGATCTAGTACAGACAAAACACAATTTGCCGCAATGCTGGTGAATGTACAAAATGAAGAAAATGACGATGAAGTGTTTACCACTGTAGGTAATATTGCATCCCATAAAAAAATGTCAATGGCTAATATTGAAGGCGCTCAATATAATAAAATACAACTTATGTCATCCAATCCATCAGTGGATTGGCATGGTCAACTTCCTATAGAAATTTTTATTAGACAATTAGAAGATTTGGTGTCGGAAGCATTAAATACACACCCGTATGTTCAAGATAACGATCTAATAGTCACCCCCGATATAGAGATCGACGGGGAATATACAGATGACAAAATGGCAGACGTCATACTCAATGTGAACATACAGGCTTGCTAATATTCTAAATTAATCGGAACACCCCACACTAGTTATAAGGATGTAGACAAAATACTCACAAGGGAAATAACATATGCTTCTTGAGATCAAAAATTTCCAATCAATTAAACATGTTAAACTGGACATGAATGGATTCGTAGCTTTGACTGGTAACAGTGACATAGGTAAATCTGCCATTGTTAGATCGGTCAAATTTGTGTTGGACAACGAATATAATAAAACATATTTAAGACATGGTACCAAAAAAATGGAAATAACTGTTGATGGGATACATAGAGTAAAATCTACCACCGTTAACACTTACGAAATTGCGGGGAAGACGTACAGCAAAGTAGGTATGGGTGTACCCGACGCTATGGCAGATCGGGGTTATTCCCCATTCTCTTATAACGGCGGGTTTGATAACACATTAGTAGTGCCTCAATACAAACCATTATTCTTAGTAGATGAAACTGAATATGTGCAAACTAAAATATTCCAGTCTTTATTTGGTACCGATCTTTATGAGGAGGCTATCCGTCTAATAAACAAAGACACATTAGCCATCAATAGAGAGATAGCGTATGATGAGGGTAGAAAATCTAATCTCAATCTAGAAGTAACATTGATATCCAATAAACTCAAAAAACTTCAAGCTATGCAAGGGCTGATTCATAACATTCATAACCTTAAAGAGTACAAAGAATTTTCAGAGGCTCATGATGAAATAACATCTATATTAGAAGATAAAACAAAAACGCAGAAACACACTAGTGGTATCATTACCACATTAAACACTTTGTACAATTTTAACATTTTTAAAGACGAGAGACGTCATTATACTTCCTCCATATGCAAAAGACTAAATAAAAAGAGAACCCAAGAAAGCATATCTAAGATACTAAATACCTGCTCTTATGTTCAGAAATTAACAGAAGCCAAGGAAATCCAAGAGGAGATAGCAAGAAATACAACCAAATTTGGTAAGTTAACAAATAAAGCTCTAATATTTTCCAAATTTATAACCAAACTGGATAAAGTTATTATTGTTTTAGACAATAAAGATAAATTAGAAATTATTAAGAGAGAAACAGTTTCTAATACTAACATTCTTCAGAATAATTCTGCCAAACTAGTCACAGCCAATAAATTATCTAAGATATACAAAACAGTCTATTTAATGATGGGGTATGCGTTGGTGTATAACGTGATAAATTTACGTAATACCAGTTTACGTGTAAAAATGGACGAGAGAGATGAACTTAAAAATAATAACATGGATGAATGTCCTTGTTGTGGAAACCTTATAGGAGCAAATCATGCCTAAATTCATGTGTGTGTGTGACCCCCATTTCAGATTTGGATTTCCATCTCCAATATCTAGGAAAGATGATTATAACACAGTCATAAACGAAAAAATAGACCAAATAGTCAAAATTGGTGTTGAACACGGAGTAGTAGCTGTATTGGTAGCCGGTGATGTTACTGATAAAAAATATCCATCTTCATACTCTTTATCATCGATATCGGGTAATATGGCACTTATGCAGAAACTAGGGTCAGAAGTAGAACACGGCGTACTAACTATACCCGGTAATCATGATTTACCATGGAGTAATTATGCGGAAATGGATAGATCATTTTATGGTCTAATGTCCCAAGTAAACATGATCACAGATCTATCATTCTCTAAAACAAGAATAGGGGACACTGTAATATACGGAGTTCCTTTTTTATCTGATAGTAAACAATTGTTTGAGGAGTTAGAAAAAATTAACACAAACGCAGACCCTGACTTGTATAACATAGTGATGACACACGAACATTTTATATCGATGAACGATGAAGTAGGCGATTTAAAATATTCATCGTTCCACACATATGAGGATTTGGTTAAATTTGATAAAATCAATGGGTTTGTTATGGGTCACTTACACAGAGGCTTTAAACCGACTTATTATGAAACTAAATCCGGTAGGAAGCAGTGGTATATTAACCCGTGGAATATCTACCGTTTAGCTAGGAATTATTATGTTCTAAATGATGAACACACCCCGGAAGTGGCTATATTAGATACTGACAATGACACCGTGATTCATGTACCATTATTGGTACCCCCAACTTCAGAAGTGTTTAATCCAAAAATTCTTGAAAAAGAACTGGAAGAACAAAACACAATTGAGGAAATGACTAGTTTGTTAAGTTCGGATGGTCTGTCAGGTGTTACTATGGAAGAACAATTAGAGGGGTTGGAATTACCCAAAAAGATCAGAGAAGTTATAAACAAATATGTAGAACAAGCAAAAATCAAAAATTAAGGAATACAAATGACCAACGCAGAAACAAAAGCAAAAATATATGAATACAAAGAGAAAAAAACCCAAATAGACAGAGAGATTACAGTCCTTGAAGTTGGGATTGAAACTTCAACAAAAAAACTGGGAGAGATCAAAGAATTATTGATAGAAGAATATCCTGACATAATTGATATGGATATTGATAAAGAATTAGAAAAATTGGGTAGCGCACTTGCAGTGTTGGAAAAAGAGTATAGGGAAGAGGTTCAACAAAATGACGAAGCATAGAATAACCACCGATCAAATCGGGTTAGCAGTAACTTTACTAAAATCTGCACAATTTGTGGATAAAGTAGCATTAGTAAATAATAAGAAAGAAGATTTTTTTGGATTTATTATAGACGAGGGTGCGACCCCGATGGCATCTGTAATTAAATTTTCAGGATTTATTGAAAAAGCACCTGATGTGTGTCTCCATTTGAATGTTAATATGATCACGCTATCATTAAAATCGACTATCAAAACATTCGACATTTCGTTTGATGAAAATTTGGTACAGCTTACTATCGACGACGATACAGTATTGAATTTTTCCCCTATCTATCCCGATGAAGATGAACAAGTGGACGTAGCCACGGTACTTACAAACACCAAACTGGAAGGTGCCACTGAGATAACCCTTCCAATAGATTTTGGAGATTCATTAAAATCACTGTTGGTGGCGGATGCTTTTGCATCAGGTCAAATTGAAATGCTGAATCTGTCTGAAACTATCAAATATGGTTCCGGGTCACATATGGCATTGGTTAGAAACGGGGTGTTCAAAGGTGTACCAAACACCAACGTGCCGAGATCGTTTATCCATAGACTGGCGAGCATTGTCAAGTCTGCGGGTGCTGAAGGTGTCAAATTGTCCATTTTAGGTGACAGAGTGGTTGCACATCATAAAGAATTGATGTTTGTAGCTAACACATATCCGTACACATTTCAAAGCGTAAGTGCAATTTTAAAAGCTAAACCACTGGCTTCATTCAAAGTAAGCGGGGAAGATGTTAAACATTTATTGGTAGAGCTTGATAGATTAGCTATCCCATTGATGGGGATGGAAGAAAAATATGTAAACTGGACAATCAACAAAGGATCTGTTAACATTAGCGTTAAAGACATCGGTAATCGTGTGAGTTTAGTACCGTTTAAAAATATTACCGAAGTTAAATCAAACGACGAGTTAGGTCAAATGATGATGCATATGCCGTCTGTTAAAGCAATTGTTAAAAATGTAGGTAGTACTATTCTTACAGTAAAAATCCATGAAACTATGGTACAGTTCAATTATGGATCTACTGTCCAATTATTAGCGCGTTATGTGTAATACTTTATTTAGCCCGGAGGGTATAAATCAGGAAATTTATGCTGCAAAAAGTCTGTTGAATTCCAAGCATGATGAATTGGATGGGTTGATTGTGTCTATCCATGAAAAATCATCTGAAATAGAAGTGTTTGAACAGAGTATAAAAATCATCAGTACCTTAGTAGAAAAAACAGTTATGGGTAACAGTGAATTTGTACAAAACATAGTAAACAGAGGTTTAGAGTACATATTTATGACGGATTATGCTTTTGTCATAAACCATTCCATAAAACAAAATAAAAATATTTTTTCGTATACACTGGAAGATAAAAAGAGTAGTATAGTGGGAGACATCAACAATTTTGGTGGTGGAATTATGGCTACAGTTAGTTTCTTATTACGGGTGTCTATCAACATTTTGCAAAACAAACCAAAAATAATGATGATGGATGAGTCCCTAAACCACGTGTCTGAAAGTTACCAAGGAAAACTAAGTAATTTTATTAAGGTTTTATGTGACGAGTTTAACATGACCATAGTTTTAGTTACCCATCAAGATAGGCTTACGGAATACGCCGATCAAATAGTGCATTTCGAAAAAGAAGGGTCAGAATTAAAGGTCGTTAATCAATAAGGTTGGACGGCTATGCACCCGGAAGAATCAAGACTAGAACATTATGAAAGAGTGTCAAACACTAGCAAGTCTATGGCGTATGATAATGATAGCAATATAGACATAAGGTTTGATGTCCCCGATGATATAAATGTAGACTTAGTAACCGATATCATGTCAATATTAAACGTAATGACGGATTCCTTAGCTTTTAATAGAACATATTTTAGCTTTGTCAAACACACACAATTTTTCTTCATCGACGATCGTAATTGTTTCGTACTTCTAGATTTAAATGAAGATCACGCTGGTTTGTTTATAGGCAGAAATAAAAACAATTTGTATGCTTCTAAAAGGTTTATATCGAATCTAGCCGGTAAATATAGCAAAATGATCGGGGACAGATATAGCGTAACCCTAGACATCAAACAACTCAACCCGGATTTTAGTTCTTTTTAATACGCGGGTTAAATCAACCACACAATTTCCCTATAAATCTGCATGGAATTATTAGATAATATAGCAAAAAAACACAATCATAACAGTCTTATGGAATATTTGGACACAAGAAATTTAGAACTTGTGTCAGATATGTACTACTGTAACGGAATTTTGTACAGAGATGTATTATATTCAGGCTTATTTATAGTAACATATTCCACACAAGGGACAGTAGCCCTGATAGAAAATCGATCTTTAGGCGGTGTATACACAAAGATACACCAGTCCGAATACACAATACCGTTATGGAACATCAACAGAATAAAAGATAAAAAAGTAATAGTCATTACAGAGGCAGTGATCGACGCTGAATCTATAAACCAAATCCTTACATCAGAAGATGTTATAGCTATATCTACCTTCAGAGCATCTTTCACGTTGGCTCAGTTCCATTTTCTGATGTTCCTTACATCCAACACGAAATTAATAACGGCTTTTGATAATGACGAAGCCGGTGTAAAAGCCACAGGGAGATTTGAGAGTATGGCAAAAGAAAAATATGGGGTGGACGTCGAACATCTATCCTATCCATACAACGATATTAACGTTTTTAAATGTAAAAGCCGTAGATTTAAGAATTTAATGAATCAATCACTTAAAGATTTTGTTTAAGCTTCTTTTAAGCTGATATGTGATATAATTTTCCTAAAGGACAATTATGAAACTGGCAGAACTCAAAGATGTTACAAACGATCTAACAGATTTTGAAGCATTTAAGAAAGTGATTGGAAAAATAAATAGTCCCAGTGTACTTTCAAAAATACCAGTTACATGGAAAACACATTGGTTTATAACTAAAGCTAAAAAAGTCCACAATAACAAATATAACTATTCTAATGTGAATTATATTAATGCCCACGCACGAGTTGTGATTACTTGTTCCGTCCACGGCGACTTTGAACAAATACCAAACAACCATTTGCAAGGTATGGGGTGTAACAAATGTGGGGGTAGTGAGAAGAAAACTCCTGAACAATTTATACGAGATGCTGTAAAAGTCCACAACAACAAATACGGCTACTCTAAAACGATCTATAAAAATTTTACCACCAAAGTTATAATCGTCTGCCCCAAACATGGTGACTATCATCAACTTCCATCAAACCATTTGGCAGGTAAGGGATGCCGAAAATGTGCAACAGATGCTTCGTCAAAATCTATTGACGAATTTATACAGGAATCACACAAAGTCCATGAGAACAAATATGATTATTTTAAGACGGTGTATGTTAATGGGACAACTAAAGTCGTCATAACATGCAAAACCCATGGTGATTTTAAACAAACCCCCAAAGAACACGTCAAAGGGATTGGTTGTCCATCGTGTAAAGAATCAAAGGGTGAAGAAAGAATCAGATTGTGGCTGGATAAAAACAGTATTGATTACGTTAGAGAACACAAATTTCCAAATCTACCTAAACTCCGATTTGATTTTTATCTTCCCGATCACAACACAACCATAGAGTTTGATGGTATTCAACATTTTATATCTGTAAAGAGATGGGGCGGAGAAAAAGGACTTAAAAAAAGACAAGAGTTGGACGAAATTAAAAATCAGTTTTGCGTTGATAACAATACGAAATTAATTAGGATACCATACACAGAATATAATAAAATACCGTTAATTTTAAAAAAGGAAATATTATGATTATCTATATCGACCTCGATTCGACTGTGTTTGATTACAGACACGCATATTCAAAAGCTCATGAAAAGCATACTGGCGATTTGATCATACCGACCGACGAAGAATTAGTATCAGTGGGTTATCACATGAACAAATTATTTGGTCTCTCAGAGGTGGATAAATATGACTATCTGACCCAAGATTTCTTCAGAAATATGAAGCCGTATCAATATTCTATAACATCCATCGAAATACTACACAGGTTAGGGTACGAAATTAGATTTGTAACTCACATAGTAACCACCCATGCTTATGAGGGTAAAGTACAATCCCTTATGCAATATTTCAATTGGTTTGTGTTTGATCACCATTTGATATGCATGAAAGACAAACATTTGTTACTCCCCGGAATTATCATAGATGATAATCCAACAGTGATCGAAGCTTCTATGGGTCATCATGTTGTTATCAAATATGATCAACCGTGGAACACACATGTTGAGGCTGATTATTCCATTTCGAGATGGGGGTTACATTTGACAGATCTTATACTTAATTTAGAAGGAGTACAATGATGAGTAAAAAGATATCGATAGCTCAATTTACCGCATATGGTCTCACAGAAAAAAAGTGGATTATACCTACCATTTGGGGAACTATGGCAGAATTTAAAATATTTTTGGATAATTATGGATACACTAATATAACAAATATTCATGAAATACCTAATACGAGATACGAGATAGACGAGGAGAAATAAAATGACATCAGGGTTCCATTTACCTATTTTAAACGTTAATGAAATATTATATCATCCTATGTCTTATGACACCGTTAAAAATAGATCAAGATTTGATGATCTGTCGGATCTTGCTTATGACATGGATTCCGATATAGATATCATACTGGACACATTTGGTGCTTATATTGGTGCTGTGATAGTGGCTGTAATTAAGAAATCTATTGAAACCCAAAAAATTAATAAAAATCCCATGCGGTTCAAATATAAACAATTATCCAAGGCGTATAAAAAGCGTAAAAACCCAATACACAGTGATGATTTTTGGGTTAACACGGAATTTTTGTTAAATAATATAAAAGCTTACCGGGGTGGTACGAAAAGAAATGTGTATGTTGGGTTTCCAAAAAACATCCAACACCCAAATTCAGGTACAGAACTGTATAAAATAGTGTTATACATGGAAAACGGTACAAGAACAATGCCAGCTAGACCTTTATTAAAACCGTCCATACAAACAGTAGCCAAAAAGATAGATTTAGTTCTGAAAAATTTCAAAGCGGATATTTATGGTGGCAAAGTAAAAATAAGGAAATGAAGTGGGCGATAAAATTCAAGTAATAGACAAAGCTAAGGACGAAAAATTTGAAAAACAATTAGATGTGTACAGACAACTTATACTTAAATTTATGGAAAAGCATAAATTTAAACCTGACACTATAATCCTCCCTGCTTTATATGCTTATAAAAAAGAATACGAAGATGTATTAAAAAGACTAAGCAAGAAATATAAAATCATATTTACGTACACTGTTGATAAGTCGTATGTAGCGTTTGCCCCCGATTTAATTATCCACAACCCCGACGAAGATGAAATCCCTTTTTAATATTAAAAACTGTATATAACCAGTCTATATATCTTAGAAATCATAAGGAGATAATCAATGGAAAACACTATTTCAGACGCATTAAAAGAAATGCAAAACGACTTTGCGGGTCTATCCTATGAAGGGCGACAGACAGTATTCGAGGAGGATAAATACCATAAGTTAGCAAACGAACTTTCTGATCGAGAAAAAGAAGGTGTCGGAGTGATAGAACTTGTAGTACATGAATACGGCGAGAGACAGAGTTATATTGTGGCTTTTTGTATCATGTTCCCCAATTTTTATGAAGAAAACAAGGGGTATTATGACGAACTTATTGAATACTGGAGGGAAAATTAATGACAATGATTCTAGGAAAAAATGGTAGTTACAATGCGAAATATTTTGGACGTGTACCATTAAACACACGGTGCAATTTAGTCACGGAAGACGTAGATCTTATTATCTGTAGAAGTAGAATGATAGTTGTAGATCAAGTCCAACCACCGCAACTAAAAGAAAAACATGAGAGATATTCACACACTTTTTTAGATTATAAAGTAGATACAAACCAGTCTATACATCTGAGAAATAAAGGAAACATAATGACAAAAGAACAAAAAGAATTGGCGTGTAAAGCTATAATGAATGATGAAGCTGTCATGTGTAATATGCATATGACAGTTACCAGTGATTTTTCTGTAAAAGATTTAGTTTCAACAAATGGAACAAGAGTAACCGCTTTTTGGAATAAATTTACAGAAGAGGAAGTTGAATCTGTGACGGGGGATACATTTGTCTAACAAGGTATACACCAACGTCCGGAAGGTAAAATTGCATCGATCACCGGATTTTATCCAAGAAGCAGTCCGAGGGAGACAGTTCACTGTTTTTAAAGTAGATTATGAGGGAGGACTCCCTATTGATACGGTATGGGCACTTATTCACACCGATGATTACCAGTCACATTTTAAATTAAAATCTTTTATCGTCATGAGTAGAGATGACATGGAAATAACTGTTACGCCTCATGATAGTATCTTCTCTTTCCCTTACACTATTACAGAATATGACTGGTCTAATAATAGAATAAGAATAAACGCTGTTAAAGTGGTTAATACATTTATCAAAGCAGAAATCAAAGATATACAAAACTCTTACAATTATGAATTAAAACAAAAGGATATATATGAAATTAGATCAAGGGAAAGTGAATTTTCTGCTGGACATCACATATGGTAGTTCAAGTAAAGCACAAGTAGTTACAGCGATCGCCGACAGATTTAGACCGGAAATACTTATGTGTACACATAATGTAAGTGCTTCTCACACAGCCACAGAAGGTGACGAAGAATTTGTATTCAAAATTTTACCTTCAGCTACATTTTTATATAAAGTGAGAGATGATTATCACCCAACAGTAATCATAGCCCCATCAGCTGGATTTGAGATTGACCAACTCCGTAAAGAGATTGAATACACTGGAATCCCAAAAAACAAATTAATTATTTCGGCTAGGGCGATGGTAATTCAACCATCCCATAAAATTGCGGAAGCCAAAGCCATGGGGTTGGAAAACCATTTGGGTAGTACACATTCGGGGCAGAGTGCGGCAGTTAATGAAAAATCTGCAAGATCGTCTACGATCAAACTGGCTAAAGATTATCCGGAGTTGGTGGAGATTGCGTGTATCATAGATTACCCGGAATACACCACCAAATTGGCTGAATCGTTAAATAAAGGGCTTACTGCCTTGTGTGAGTTACCACAGGGGTTTCCATTGTCTGTAGATTATTCCATCGAGTACCCATATAACACATATAGAAATGTATCACCAGCGCAAGCTATGTCAGATTTTGGGTTAAGTCCTAAAAGATATCTAGGTAAAGTGGTAGGTAACATTAGAGTTTACCCGATCAGAGTTTCCAACAGATTTAAAGACGACGACTTTTCCAAAGTTACAGTTGACATTTCGAACATAGATTACCCCGAAGAAACAAGTAGAGTGAACGCGTCGGAGTTAGGTTTATCATATTCAGATGTTAACGCGATTGTAGAAAAAGTGGTCTATAAAAATCAATCCACAGTACCATTCGGATTTGATTTCACAGTCCACGCTATTTATGGTGTAGTGGGTACTTCCGGGACATTTGAGACTGATATGACGGAAATTAGTTGGCGGGATTTATCCAGCCGTATTGGTTCCACAGTGGAAGAAGTGACCACATTAACCAAGTTAAATAGACGTATCGCCATACCTGATAGAGCCACGTCAATAGAACTACTCAAAAAAGCAAAGGTTACTATCGATCCGGATTATTTATCATTCACATTCATGAATTATCATATTCCTGACATAGCGGATGAAATTAACCCTATGATAGTTATGAGTAATGATGATGTCCAAGAGTGGGCTACGGATTTGAGGGAATGTTTAAATGAAGCGGATATGGAAGACATAGATGTTTCCATCCTTCAAACTGGTAGAGATCTGTCCAATGTCTTATTTACGGACGACGTGATGTCGGAAGATTTTAATTATGCCTAGAGAATATACAGACGACGATTTAACCATGGTTAAATATTTTCACGAAGAAAAATGTGTGGAAAGTTACGTCTGTTGGGAAGATATCAAAGAATCTATCTTTAGGGATTTCCCACATTTTGAAAAAGCGTTGAACGATGTAGTGATATCTAACAAGATGCTGGATGCAGTGGTAGATTCGTTAGATATAGATTAAAGTTTTTTGAGATAATTATAACTAACTTATAAGGACATTACAATGGAAGTACCTGAATTTTACAACCCGGCTTTAACCACCGAGAAAGTACACATAACAGCCAAAAAAGACTTAGACGTATATAAATCTCTTAATGATATATACACTTTTACAAATAGGATTAAGGGAAGTGTGTTCCCTATGGAACAAGAATTAACAAAAATGACCAAGGGTATTGTTTCCGACTGGAGATTGTTGGTGTCAAAATATGGTGACATCAAAGATTTTATAGAGGACTACGATTCTACAGATTCTGACAGTGTTGATCCTAAAATAGTAGGACAAGTGGATAAGTTTCATAAATATGTATCAGATCATGCGGATTCGGTAAAATATCTGCATGAGCATCCAAATTTCACTGACAAGATCGATGAGACTTTAGCATGGCTATACGAGTTACGATAACATGACGCATATGGCTGGATGAGATATAATTAAAAATTTCTGATTTCACAACTATAAAGTAGTACGAAATTATAAGGAATTAATATGAAAACTCAACCAATCCCGTTTTACGTTGCACAATACGACCTTTACGTTAGGGTAATATGCGAAAATGTGGAACCGAAGAAGCTTACTAAAGCATACAATCTCACCGAAAGACAAATCAGAAAAATCATCAAAAAAGGTAGTCAAGTTACCGCAAAACAATATAATCTGTGGGTAGCGGCATGAAACTGTTTGCCACGGAATGTGACATTTCAGACGAAGCGTATATCGCCCGTCTGATGGAAGCCACGGATTATACGGAATATGTAGAGATCGAGGAGCAAATGGCTCTTGCCGCTTTGTTTGAGGCACAAAATTCAGACATATTTGAAAAAGGCAAAGTGTCGTATCTAATTTGGTTAGTGAACGTTAAACGTGAGGAACTAAAAACATTAGACCCGTTTTACGGATGGTGTATGATATGATTGTATATAGCAGGTTTTCACGAAGAAATTACAAATTAACACAAAAGGAAAATATAATGGTACATTTATTTGCTAAAAATTCCGATTTAGATAAAGTTGAAAAAGAAATCGAAGATTGGGTAGAGGGTGATCTATTCGATTTAGCTGACGAAATGTATTCAAACTCTGATAACAAAGATGACAAAGATGATTGGGACGACACCAAAAACGATCTAGATAAAGGTGATTTGATAGAATATATTCTTGAATTTTTTAAAAAAAGCAATTTATCCTACGGTGATCTTCAAAGCATGAAAAAGGCTCTTTAAATGTTACATATGGCAGATAAAACTAACACTACGGCAACATCAGTTTCTCAAGTTTACAAAAAATTAGTTAATAAGAGGGATGGCTATCAAGTGGCTAGAGTTAAAGTAACTAAAAAGGTTACTATTCAAGTGTATTGGAAATCAGTTCCTAACGTCACTTTCAACCCCAACGAAAAATATAGTACACAAGACGTATGGAAATTATCACCGGGTGACAAATTTTTGGTGGCTATTAAGTCTTCGGGGGATATTAATCCGAAGAAAAATGAATTATTTGTATATGATCCTGACGCTTTGGGCGATCAGGGCAATTGGGCTAGAATCCCCGGGGGGTACGCTAAGAAATTGATTGAGTCTTCTGATATTGACAAGACCCTTTATCAAAAATTGGTAGAGAGAAACGCAGATAACATGGAAAAAGAAAAAGCCAAATTAGGGGAATTGTCTGATCAAGCGGATGCAAAAATGACTACAATATTGAAAAAATTCGGTAAAGAACTGGAAGCTGAATATTTTACCAATGTGTCTGTCGGATATGGCGATCTTCATGCTAGTACTGCCACATTTCAAGATTTTGTCCCGTCGTATTCCATTTATGTAAACGCACCTAGATCGATGTATAGCACTGAGAAAAAAGACCTTACTATAAAATTTGAAAGTAATATATCAACAGGTGGTTATGATCTTGCAGATGATAAAGGTATAAAGGCGCATATGGCATTTTTAGAGTATGTGGCTAAAATGCGTAAAGTGTTTATGGACAAATATCATGACAAATATATGGAACAAATCTTAAAAAAGAAAAATGCATACGAAAAACTGAGAGAATTTCGCAGAAAATAAAAGAATAAATTGTTGGGGGTTCGGACCCCGATATTAAAAGAGAAATATCCTAATTTTATAAAATTTTATAAAATTATGGGGGATTGGAATAAACAAAATGGCTAAAGCAGAAATTAAGAGACAGCGTAAAGCAGACATGCGGGCTAAAAATGCCAAAAAATCAAGACCATGAATCAAGAATATATGATGTCCCATGATGGGGTGAATAGATCAGTGGAATTGATTAAAGAATTACAAATTTTATCTTCTGTCACCACAAGATTAGACATGGAAGAAGCCATGCGATCAAATATTCCCATAAATCGAGAAGAATTAGTGGACAAAGCAGTAAAAGGGATATTAGACAGAGTCAAATCTTTTATAACAGTGAGTAGATACGATGATAGAGATGACATAGAAATAATAACCGCTAAATTAGATCTACCATACGTGGACACCCCAGTGATAGAACATTTGGAAAAAAGGTTACATCAATCCGAATGTTTAATAAAAACGCAGACCTCTGAAATAGAAGAATTTCGTAGACCCAAAAATGTGTGGTATAGATTGCGATATCTGTTTAACATAGTTAAATAAACATTTGTATTGTGTTATACATCAACTCACCAAAAATTAAAGGATCAATATATGAATAAAACAAATAAATCGATGGATGTGGAATTCCCACCTCTATTGGAAGTAACTCTATGGAACATTGCAGTAAATGGATTAAATGTAAGGGACGGTCTTGAAGTTAAAATGTTTGCTGAAGAAGCAAAAGAATTTAAAGATGCTCTGACTGACTTTATGACACACCCAAATATTACATATTTGACAGAGATCGTCGATGCTGTATGTGATATGACATTTGTACATGAAGGTACCAAAAGCAAATTCAACGGTCTGACAGATGTAGATTATAAACATTTGGACATAGACGAAGTGTGGGCGACCATTAAACGCAACGCAGATATTATGGATTGGCAGAGTAAATCACTCATGGACGCCATCGATAAAATGTATAACTGTCTTTATGCAGTTGGCATTGATGCACCGGACAGAGTGTATTCTGCCTGTTTTGCGGCAGTAGTAGGCGCCAATAATCAAAAACTTAAAGCTGGTAAAGACGAACATGGTAAGGCTAAAAAACCTGAAGGATTTATACCACCACAAGATGTTATCAGAGGTATTTTAGAAACAGTTCTTGCACAAATCGAAGAAGCTAAAGCAACGCCGGAACCTGAAGCACATAAAATAACATCAGCATCGGCTAATTCAGAGGAATAATTAAAAATCTCCTTCTGTTAGTCTATAAAGACATATGACACAAAAACAAGGAGAAACGAAATGGCTATCCATTTAAACACGTTATTTAACGACCATGAATTGTCTATTCAGGAAATCAACTCAGTCCTAAAGCTGGAGGGGATTTCTCCTGACGAGAAAAAAGAACTTAAAAGTCTTTTATTTAACACCAAATTTAATCAAAAATTAGTACAAAGAGACATTAGATCCAATTCTAAGGGTGCCAGTGGTAGTACACTATCTGAAATAGCCAGCATTTTTGGTTTAACTAGAGAAAGAATCAGACAAATTGAAGATCGAGCTATCAAACAAATTAAACACCCTAAAGTGGCTAGAACGCTTAGACAATATTTATACGAAATTTAGAAGGAAAAAACATGTTAGAATTAAATCACGACGGCAATAATATGGAAGAAATATTTAATATAGACATTAAATCTATCAAAGCAGGTACGAAAAAATCGGAGGATTATCCAACTCGACTTCTTGCCGCCGCATCCGTGTATTTATATCTCCCTTTAGGAGAAATGAATGCGTTAGCGTCTACTGTAGAAGCTTTAACTGGTGTCGCTATTGGCACCCGATCCGGGTTGATACAATATCTTGACAGAGCAATACCCAACGAAGAGAAATTCCTTAAGTTGTGTGCAGAGTTAACATATGAGTATTCTACATCCAAACCTAAAACTACTATTGTTGCAGTAGGTAGTGTGGAAGAAGCGATTGAAAAAATTAAAGATCTCACGGAAAACTAAAAATGTACAAAATGTCTGAATATAACGCAATAGCAAAACAAACTGACAGTCTCAAAAGAGGGTTAAAAAAAGCACTTCCGGGGATAGACCCGGGAATGTTAATCTCTTATGAAGACCATTTGGTAAGTCCCGAGTACATAGAACTCTTCGGAGGCAAAAAAGTACGCATTGGATTAGAACCTGCTAGGTCAGTGTTCCCATCAGTGTCTATGTACAAGGGAGATGTCGTTCTGTATCTTCCTGTATTACCTAAACACGGCGATATAACTAAGGGAATGAAAAATCTAAAAAATTATATCATGGGGACTGTTTCTGACAGTGGATATCACGGTGTGTATCTACATGAACTAACACATATTTATGATCTTCTTAAAGGTGGTAAACTGGACGAAGAAGACAGGGATGATGCAGATCTTTGTGATTACATCAAAAACCCATACGAACACAAAGCAATCACGTATGAATTATTATATGAAATGGATGAGTTGGGCATAGATAAAGACATTGGTTATGACGAGTTTTTATTTGAGTTTATGATAGATATGCCTAATTTTAGTGTATACGGAGATCGTGTAATGGAGTTTTCATATTGTAAAGATGATAAATTTCTACCCGGGCTACATAAATTATTTAAGGAGTCATAATAATGTCTGAATCGGTTAAAGGATAATCATGAAAAGAAGAAATTTTTTAAAAATATTAGGAATAGGAGCGGTAGCCACGGCTCTCCCAGCGTCAGCTTGTCAAGTCAAACCACCGGAGGAAGTAGTTGGATCGTTGATCGTTGATAAAGAAGATAAGACTCATCACCATTTGAAGAAATTTACTTTGGCTCTGTTCTCTAATATAGTGGACGCCGATGGTAATGGTGACGAATTAAATTATTGGGGCTATGAAAGACAATATATAGATATAAATTTTGATCTCACTAATGTGGCTGAAGGTGAAATGTCAAACCAAAATCAAATAAAATTTCCCGCAATTAAAGGGTACCCTTTTGGGTTAGACCCCCTCATTGCAATGAGTTTGGGTATATATGACGGCAAAAATTTGATGTTCTTCCAACAATTAAATAAAAAAACAAAATTGTATGATGGAGATGTCTTGTCATTTAATGAAGGTAGTATAACAATAACATTATTATAAAAAAAAGGGGAAGGAATAAGACCAACGTGATGCCCGGAGGGGTCGGAGATATTAAAACAAAAAAGAATATAATCTAAAAAGTGGCATGGGAGTGCTAGTAAAAATGGCACGTTTGCACCATATCTGTTAACTCCTTTACAGATTACTCGGTGGTTTTTCAAAAAAACCACCGCATTTATAGGGGCGAATAATTAGGACATACCTAGACTGCCGGAGAGAACGATGGCAAGAGTGTGGTCCTAAGTTTGTGGGTTCAAATCCCACCGCCCATCCAATTAAGTAAAAAAGACAAATTTTCTAAAAAATAATGTGGGAGCATGAATAACCATGCGTTTGTACCACACCAATCGTGTATGATGATCCCCTTAAGATCATCGATTTCCTTATAATCACGACAATTTCTAGGCGCTGTATTCGGCGCCATTTCGTAATTGGTTCTATTAAGAATCAATGTTATACGTAAAAATAGAGAAGACCCGGTGTCTTACCACCGATCTTCTCCCCATATGCAAGTAGGGGAGATTCATTAAAATATATGGCGGGTAACGCGGGATAATGTAAGACCGACCCTTGTAGTGCGGGTGTTAGGGAATGATGACGTTTAAATACCTAAACATGAGGTGCGATGCCTCACCGCCGTCCATAAAAGAGAGTTTTAAAAATAAAGAGAGAGTTCCACTCCGAAGATTTTCACGGGGGCTGTATATAAGTTTAACCTCCCTCTTCCAAGGTTAAACCAAAGTATCCCTAAATATTTTTTGCAGTCCCTTTGAAAATCTTCATACCAATATAGGAAACCAACCACATGATTAAACTAACCGAAGCCGAACAATTTATATACGACTGGCAATATGGGCGATTATCTAAATTCAAGGAAACATTGGCTACATTGATGCATACAGCAGACGCTAATAACACTGTTAAATTGGGTAAGGGGTACCCTGATGAAATGAATGCCATACTTAGATTTAGGAATGAGACCTTATACTGGGACGACATAAACAAAAGAGGCAATAGTTAAAAATTAAACATCATCTGTCTATACATACCCAAGAAATTATAAGGAATAACAGATGCAAAAAATAGAAATGGCAAATACTAAAACAGCAATATGCAAAGTACAATTTGATGGTGACGATTGGAAAAACATCCTTACAGTAGAGTCTCCAACTGGAGACTCTGTCACGTTTACCACCAATGGTACTTCAAATTCAATGTCTGTAGGTTTAATAAAAAAGATCGCAGAGATACACAAACAATGGAAAAATGGTAAAAGTACCGACTGTGGTGAGATCGAATTTACATTTGATCAAATGGCAGAACTCAAGAAATTAGGTGGTAGATAATGATAACTTTAACAGGGGGCGACACATATTGGAACCGAGAGACGATGCATGAATATGAGGTAACAGGTACATTTAATGACCCCGTCCCCGGAATGACCACACGCCATACAGGTTATTTGTTAACCAAACAGTATTTGGATGGTGTTTCTTATGATGCCTAATTTACCTCCTTACGATAAGTGTCACTGTCCTAAATGTGGATGGGACTATCCCGAAATCGAGGTCATAGAGAAAATGAAAAAGAGTATTGTAGAATCTATGGGAATTCCATCTAGCATGATCACTGAAGAATGTACACCATCTTCGGCATTCATTGAAAAAATTAAAAGGAAGAAATTATGATAACGGTAGCAGTAATACTGAATGGTGATTATTGATGGGAAATTATCTAGGCGATATATCAGGGTACAGGGTATACGAAGATCCCAATATTCAACCCGTACTCAAATACCCCGCCGGGTACAAAGATGGTAACAAGTTAGGTAGACGAAAGCGGGAGATGACATATTTGCCTGTAATGATATCAGGTAGTGCGTGTATCATGCATCCAAGCCAAGCCAAAGCATTAAGGGATTTACCTAAAAAGACCTTAATGCCTTTTGGTGGCGGTCAGCCTTCTCCTACAATTACTAGGGAACAAGCACAAAAAGTACATGACGACGCTTTAGAGATGTGGGGGCAAAATCTCAGAAAATGGGGATTTTTCGACGATGATAAAGACACTGGATTTGGTAGCCCATGGGCTGGCGTAACTGTACCTAAAGCATAAGGAGGAAAAAATGAAAACGATAACATTACTTAAAAAAGTAAAAGAATATTTAGAAGAAACTGCCACCGGGGCTGAAGAGCCGGAAATTTATACCCAAGTGGTGAAGCATATTGAACAACTCCCTAATATAGAATACAAGATTATGAGAGATGATTTATCTAGAGGTGTGAAAATGGGTGAAAACAAGGGTCGTAAAGAAGTACAAGAAAAAATTATAGAGGCTTTGGGATTGGAAGATTTTGTTAGAGGTACAATAGACCCATTGTACATATCATGACACACGAATATCCTATATCTATGAACGACGAGGATGTAACCTCTTTCCCTAGCACTTCACCCACCGGCGGAGATGTATTTATTGCTGTTGGTAGCAGAAGACAGTCTATTACCGGTACAATGATATTTAATGGTGACGACGTCCATGTAATTTCTAGTATGAGGTACGATTCCGTTCAGCTTCCGTCAAGGATACCTAGGAAGACCCACCACCCTAAAGACCCGAATAAGAACTTTCAACATTTGAAAGAAAATCAACGAAAATCCAAGAAAAATTATTAAGGAGTTAAAAATGGAAATATCCAAAAAACTAATAGGTTCAGTATTAGGTAGCCAATATGTGGTAACACAATTAAGATGTACAGACACTGAATTATTTTATGATAACTATGATAGTAACAACATTAACCTACATGAATTTGCCCATTCCAAATGCAAACAAAAAGCTTTATCACTAGGATACGCCATGCGTAGCTGGGAAATGGAGCATGGATGCATCTGTGAGATCAAGAAATTAGGTTCACCACAATTCTTATGGCAAGAGGTCGTCTTACCCGAGAACACAGAGATTGAGGTGCTTGTTAGTTCTTTGGAGTGGATAATAGTGAATACAGGGAGGATAAACAAAGTGCATGACAACAAATTTCCTATCAAACTGAAACCATCGTCAGAGAAAAGATTCTTAGAAGTGATGAAGTCCATGCCTAATCTCCAAATGGAAGTGTGTGTATTTCGATCAGGTGTCCCCACATTATCTGTAAAATGCTGGAATGAAGGTGGTGTGACACTATACACCTATCGCCACAGCGGGTTGATAGGGTTGGACTCCCTAGAAACAAAATTAGATAAAATAAGAAGGGAGGCTAAAAATGGAAGCGATATTAATAGTAACTAAAGCACTGGCAATGTTATCCATCAAACTTAGTTTCGCTATTGGAATTATGGTAGGTGTCTTTGTGAGTGTGAATTCCAACATATCCTTCGGTGTATACACTGGGTTTATAGTGTGGGTTCAATGGATAATCATAAGTTACGCTATTTATGCTGTGACTGGATTGATATTAGAAGTAATAGAAGAAAACAGATGAATTACGCAAGCAATGAAAAATTATTGGACGATGGTGGTGAATGGATCTATTATTTAGATTATGAAAAAATGAAATCACTAAATAATAAAGTAGTGGTAGGATTCTTGCAAGACTCTCGTTACAATA